ACGGTGCAGCTCACTGGCAGTCTTGATTCTGGGTTATCCAACCATGATTGGACCCGACCAGTGCGGGAAATAAGTTCTGCTGTCATTTCAAAATAAATCCGATAGATCAGGTGGTTTATAATTAGGGCCTTTTAAGACCTTTCCATCTTCTCGATATATTGGTTTACCGTCCTCATCGAGTTTGGACATGTTTGATTCATGGACACGGTTTAAAGCTTCATCTAAAAACCATCCCATATTCTGAGCATACTGATAACATACATATACTAAATCAGCAAGTTCTTTTAATGCATGTTCTTGATGATTTCGACCATGCATAAATAGCATACCTTCAGCTTGTAGAAATTCCTTAAATTCTTCTACTATTAATGCGTGTTGGACAGCTCTAGTCTGCCTATCAGCGCTATTCTTCAGATCGTATTTGGATCGGAATTCCTTCGCCTGATCTGATATAAAGGTCCGTTTCATGTTCAAGTTCATTTGATAAGTAGTGGATAGCTTTCGCTAGATCATCAATTTTACTATCCTTGTAACCTGCTCTGCAGATATACTTAATAGCATTGCCAAGGTGAAAATTCAATCCTTGGTCTCTAATAAAATCCCAAACATCGATAGATCCTCGTTTATAGTAGGTTGGACTTTCGGCCATTTTGTAACTAAGTTTGTGAGTGAATTACCTAGAACAAAATTCTGCTCTTGTAAAGCCATGAGATACGTAATGATATCTTCCTTACGTGTTTCAGGTTTACAAAGAGCATCATAAGTTAGTCTTAATTTAAGATCTTGTTCATGAGTTAATTTTGTAATCGGGGCTGGGAGACCATAAGATTGGCTCTTTCTTTTTGAAGTCATAATCATCAGCAGTAAGAATACGTGCAAGACGTGCATTAACTAGCGCGTCCTCTTCGGTGAGGTTTTTCTCAACAAAGGCTTCCACTACTGTTTTCCAGGAATATCCTTTGTCTTTGAATAATGTTTCGGCTC